AAGGAGGGGAGGGGTCCCAGCAGCTATCCTTTTTCCACAACTGCTCTATCCTGTGTTTTGCATTGCTGTTGCTTTGTGTGTTTTTGTATTGCCGTTGTTCTCTGTGTTTTTCGTTTCCGCTCTCTTTGTGTTCGTTTCCTTGTCTTGTTTTGTCTTCGTTTTTTTGTGTGTTTTGGGTGTGTTGTTTTTTGTGGCGTGTTATGATGTGAGTATCAACCGATAAGGAAGGAAGTAAATAAAATGATTAACAACAACATCATCAAGGATTACGTTGAGGATTACATCTTAAATAGTAATCAATTCATTGATGAGTTTGACGTTGATGCGATTGTTGAAAATCTGCATCATGTGGCCTTGGTTAATGATATAACTATTGAGGGATATGACGATTGCGATTCGTTTCCGGCTGATGATTTTACGGAAGCGTTCAAGGAAGCGTGAAGGATATGTTTCTTTCTGTTCTCGTTATCTGCTCGTGTGTTGTTGGTGTTGTTGTCGTCTTTGGCATGATATAGAATCGTGTTAGAAGGTTGAAATGTTGGATATTGTTTGTTGGACGGCGGTTGTCGTTGTGGTTTCCGTCGTTTTAGTGTCGTATCTGTGAGGTAAATGAAATGGTTAAGGATGATAGGAAGATTGCCACGTTCCATTCTCCGTTCAGGGGCGGTGACGTTGGATTATGGTATTGCGCTCATCGCAATGTGTACGAACTTCGGTATGATGTCCGATTTTATTCGATGGACGGACTGACTGATGCAGTTGCATTAACGCCGTATGACGCATGTAACTACGACCAAGTGGTCGACATCATCGTCGACGCTACTAACTTGGCGCTCACTCCACTTTTAGGGAGGGGTTAGCCATGTATTTTCGTGGTTGGATTCATTCGTGGACCTGCGGCAACTGTCCTGACGCTAACATATATTGGCGTTTACGTGCGTTTTGGGCAGGCGTGAAGCATAGACGTAGCGCGGATAATCCGCCGAAACGTTGCCCGAGCGGTTTTCTGTGGGAAACGTTGTGGCTGGACGGTTATGATAGTAACGAAGACACATTGGAGTTTTAATTATGAAATTGAAGAATTTGAATTTTGATAAAAGCGAAAAACGTACGAACTGGTTTGATGATGGCGTACTGGATGACGACCGTGTGCGCCGTGTCATTCGGGGGCGCCGCCGTAATCTGCACTTGCGCGAATACAATCGAGGAGAAGGCGATTGGGAAACATTATGTCGTAGCATAATACTGCTCAAGAACTTTTACGAGCCTCAAGGGTCGCAAGTGGCGTTCGCCGACGGAGTGGAACATGCGGCAAACGTTTGTCTGTCACTGTCCCCCCGCACATCCCGTATCGGAGCGTTGGCGCGAACTCAGGACATTGAAATGCTGGGCGGCGTTATTTATGCTCCGGCAATGGTGGCGTGGTGCGCCGTCTGTCATGTCAAGGGCGCGACATGCTATGAAATGTGCAAAGTCTGGGATGGCAACGAATTTGCCCAGACTATTGTCAAAATCGCGTGTCGATGTTTTGACAATCTCACCGACGTGCGGTATACTGATGAAGACATTGCAAGAATGTCGCAACAGCAGTAACAATAAGATAAGGCGGAATGATTATGGCATATATCAAGAGAGCCAAGCATTACAGTATCGTGCGCGGCATCACGCGCGGTGAAAACGGTGAACTCGTTGATACGGAAGTGGTCGTGAATGGTGCGTGCCGTACAGCTGACATGGCTATGAAGAAAGCCCGCAAAATCAACAAGGACATGCTGCCCATGTCTGCCGAGTATCATGCGCAGGTAACGCGCATGAATGAGGCGATTTATTGGGCTAATTGCGAATTTGGGGATGATACCATTATCGACTATCCGGGGCCGGTTGACGGCAACGTGGTCGAAGATGATATTATCACCGAGGAAAATAATTAATAACCCCTATAAGGAAAGGCAACACTAATGGCTGACAACGAACTGACCGTAACGAACGGCAACAACTTTTCCGCAAACGGCACTAACGCCGTATCCCACTTCTTCGACACCACTACTATGGACGGCAAGATGGCGCTCTACAACGCCATGCAAACCGCCGACAAGGTAGATGAACATCTTAACGAACCGTTGCATGTCACCAACGTGCTGGCGCAGGCTATCGAAGTCGCCAATCAGGAGACCGGCGAAATCAATGCGTCCACCCGCGTCGTCATCCACGCAGAGGAAGGTGACTTTGCCGCCGCCTCCCCCACGCTGGCGCACGCATTCGGCAATCTGTTCGCCATTTTCGGCACGCCGGACACGTGGAACCAGCCACTTGCCCTCAAGGTGGTGGAAAAGAAGAGCCGCCGAGGCTACAAGTTCTTCGACCTTGAACTGGTGCCGGAAGGCAAGCGCAAGTAACACGATTGTCCGCACCGTATGATATCATGGCAATGTCCCTATAGGGATGTTGCCGCCAGACTCACCCCCCGCCGTTTCCATCCTTGCGGCGAGGGGTGTTTCATACTCACAGGGGGAACCGTGGCAAAACGCAAAAACCGCCGACGCGCTGACATTCTGAAACGCAACGCCGCAATCAGGTCGGCACAGGTACGCCGAGACCGGGCAGTCGGGGATTACAGTACCGGACGCCTCCCCAAGCGAATCACCGAAACGTTTTTAGGAAATCTCAGTGCCCAACAGCTTGAGCAGGTGGCACGACGTATCGGGCAGGAATTCGGAGAACAACAGCAAGCCTTGAGGGCGCGGGATAATGAGCCGTATCAGGTTGTCCCAGATGTTCATATTACGAAACTTGATCGTGAGATGGCCGCGCGTCCGCTGATAACTGATGCGGAAATCGCCGCCGCCCCGTCGAAACGTCGGAAAACATTGCGGCAGCAGCAGCGCCGCAGAGTTGAGGCACGGCAGAAGATTAAGCGTGCCCAACAATTCGAGGCGCTGAGTATGGCCCGCTATACCGTGGGTGAAATGCGTGAAATGGAACGCGCGGGGGAATCTCCGTTCGACGTGTTAGGCACTCACACGGTCGGCGGTTCGGCACGTGACGAACTCATGCGAAGCCGTGCGAACGTGTTCAGTACAGAGCGTGGAATAAGCCATGCTCGTACGATGATGCGAGAAGGGAGCCGTAGGAAACTTGAGCGAGAAATGCTTGAATACGCCGGACTTATTGGACGTGCGCCATTACGCGCGGGAACTAGGCGTATCCCCGAGAACGAGGGTGTTTCTGATTTCGATAAGGTCGCGCAGCAACTTGAAGCATTCGATTTTAGTGTTGCTCAAAGATTCGCCGCCTTGTCGAACCGTCAAAAACGATGGCTGATAAACAACACGAATTTCAGCACCGTAGTACGCGAGGCAACATGGTATAATGATAAGGCACACAAATGGGAGACTAAAGCAGACGCGGGAGATGTAGAGGCACGACTTGATGAATGGATGACCAGCGCAGCAAGACACTAAAAAAGGATGGAATCATGCGAGAGCGTCGAACGGCGGTAACAGACGGCGCAACACTATTAACGGATGACGGCATAACGCCATTGACGGTGAATGCCGTCATTCGGCTAACCATGCTTGATCATCATACGCGCGTATGGTGCGCTCACGGATGGCAGGACATCAAGCCCATAGCCGCTCAACTATTGAAACGACTGCCATTGCAATCGAATCCGGCCAAAGATGGAGTCTGGGGCACTTTCAACATTCGTGGCCATTTCTACAGTTTCCGCGTGCGCATGGGCGGCATCACCGTGGATTTTCTGGACGTGCGCAACATCACGCGCGACGATGGACTGAATGTTTCACGTGAAACGTTTGGCGGCGCGGATGACTTGGAAACCACGTGGAATATCGCGCAGGAATGCGACGCCCTAAACCTCAAGGGCAATACAATAGCGTCCATGGCAATGGGCGATTATATCGGCGGGGATTACGCAGGATTCAAACGTCACTTCCCTCCATTGGATAAAGCGGAATATCATCGGATGCGCCCCGCATACTATGGGGCGATAGTGTACAGCAGGCCGGGTGAATATCGGGATTGCAGGAGTTGGGACGTGAACAGCCTCTATCCGGGTATCATGCGCGACTTTGCCATGCCGGTAGGATCTCCCGTTTGGTATGAAGGGGAATATTATTATGACGCTGATTATCCGCTGCATATCGATGTTATCGCGTTCGACGCGCGACTGAAAACGGGAAAAACGGCGACACTCACAAACATCCTACCCGTATGGGGGTACGAGGGCGAACGTATGGACAGCACGTTGGGCGTCGTCACCATGCCGGTGGCCGACGTGGATTGGCAGACCTTGACGGAAAACTATGATGTCCATGTGTGGGAGTATATCGGCGGTTGGAAATTCCGTAAATCGCATGGACTCTACTACGAGTATGTGGACAAATGGTTCCACGTGAAACAAACCGCAACCGGCGAGCGTCGGCAAATGGCGAAACTATTGCTTAATTCGTTGGTTGGGAAGTTTGGAGCCTCGCTTTATCGGCCCATGCTGCACCCAAAGCCTTCTGGCGATGGCGGCGTGGATTTTACTGTAGACAAACCTGAGTCAACCAACTCGCTCGCATGGCTACCAACCGCCGCATATGTCAACGCCTACGGTCGGCAAATATTGTCACGCGCGATGAACGCGAACGCCGGTCGTGTGCTCTATGCCGATACGGACGGCATGATACTGGACGGACTGGATGCGCCTGCGGATATCGAAACGGACGATAGGAAACTGGGCGCGTGGAAAAACGACCACACCTATGGAAAACTTCGTATTCTCGGCAATCGCAAATACTGCGGTGTGGAGACGGACGGCGGCACGGTGATGCGGTTGAGTGGCGTGCATCGGGCATCCCCTATCCACTACGACGACTTCCTTCCGAGGTCGCGCCATGTCAATGATGACGGCTGTTTTTTTGTGCTATGATGATCGGTAGCGGGGTGTGCGTCCCAAGCTGATTCAATGGCCCGACCGGTGGGCAATCGGTAAGGCGATTCGGTCGGATGTAGACGTGCGTAGCCAACGCCCATTGACGGCGAGGGAACCCGCACAGCCTAGCAATCCGGCACGGTGGCGTGATTGCCGCCGTGCCTTCTACCTTAAGAGGTGATTATGGACGACATCGAAAACGACGACAGGCCGGACACCACGCCCGACACTGAACCGGACGTGGCCGCTGACGACAATACGCCGACCCCGGAACCTGAAACGCAGGACGATAACGAACCCGAGGACGCGGGCGACGACAAGAACGCCGACATGGCCGATCGGCTGAGCGCGTTGGAGGCGACCGTGGCGGAATTGTCCAAAACCGTTGAGGCGATGCGCGACGCCGCCGCCGACCACGTGCTGAACGATGGCCCCGACGACAATGCAACGCCGGAATCGGACGATGAAATGACCGACGACGACTACAACGGCACCTACAGCACGTTCGACGACCTATACGAAGACTGACGATTAGAAAGGAATGACTATCATGGCAACCACTCCCGTGGTGACGCCGAAGCAGCAGCTTCGACCGCTCACCGAGTTCAACAACGCTCAGATTCTCAACATGATTCGCAACGAGGCGTCGCCGGAGTATCAGCGGCGAATGCCCTCGGCCACTCAGATGAACATGGATAGGCAGATGGCTACGCTTATGTCGTCCACCCAGCTTAAGAACGAGTTTTATTCGGCGTTGGTGAACCGCATCGGCGGCACCTACGTGAACACGTGGCGTTGGAACAATCCTCTTGGCGTTTTCCAGCGCGCATCGCAGGCGTATGGCGATACGTGGCAGGAAATCGCCGTTGGAATGCCTCTTGCGCAGGTCTACGACCCTAATGCGGAATATCTCGGCGCGGATAATTTCCGCAAGTGGAAAATCGACGTGGATTCACTCTATCACCGTCTTGACTTCGCTCACTGGTATCCGGCGACCACGGATGACAAGACGTTGCAGCGTGCCTTCACTTCCGAAAACGGTTTGGCCTCGCTCACTTCCCAGATTCTCACATCCTGCTACAATGCGGCTGAGGTTGACTTGTTCGAGGCCATGTGCCACCAGTTCGTCGAATACGCGAAGCTCGGCGGATATTGGCGCGTCCATATGGATAACGATCTGAACAACATGGGCAGTTCGGAAACGGACGCCCGCGATATGCTGCGTCAGATTCGCGCATGGGCCGACACGCTTAAATTCGTCAGCACCAAGTACAACGCCCGTCACATGCCGACCTTCGCCCGTCCGGATGAACTTGTGCTGTTCTGTTCCCCGGAAGTCAAGTCGGCGCTTGACGTGCAGGGCCTCGCCACGGTATTCCAGCGTACGGACGCGGAGCCGACAATCGACCGGATTATCGTCATTCCGCAGGACAGGTTCGGCATGGATGGCGTGCAGGCCATTTTGACTACCGACAAGTTCCTGATTGACATTCCCGTCATCAACGAGATGACCCAGCAGACAAATCCGGTGAACATCAATTCAGTCAACCATTACCTGCATGTCCAGCACATCATCTCAGTGTCCGGCTTCGCCCCGGCTGTGATGTTTTGGACGGGCGCCGGTTCCACTGCGAACGTGGTGGCTCCCACCGGCACGCAGGCTCAGGCGCCGACGTTCCAGCTCAAGCTCGCCATGTATGGCGGCGGCACGACCACGCCGGAGAATGTGGCGCGTGGTGGCGCGGTGCAGGTCACTGCCGATACGACCATCGGAAATGACGGTACCGCCACGTTCCGCTCGGATGCGGTTGAGTATCGTATCGGAGACACCGCCAAGCCGAAGAGCGATTACACGTATATCTCGCCCACCGGCGTGCTCGTGGTCGGCCTTGACGAACCGAACACCACTATCCCGGTGACGGCGACCGCCTTGTACACGAATCCGGCGACGCCGGAAGTGCCGGGAACCGTGTCCGCGGCTCTGGACGTGCCAGTGGTCGGTGACGGTGTCATCGGATTCAACCCGTCCATCGTCGCGTCCATTGCCGTGACCGTACCGAACGTGACCGTAGGACATACGGCGCAGGCCACCGCCGTGGCGACCATGATTGACGGTCGTACCGCCGACGTGACGGCACAGGCGGCATGGACGTCCGGCACTCCGGCGAACGCCACCGTGTCCGAGTCGGGCGTGGTGACCGGTGTCAAGGCGGGCGGATCTGATATCACCGCCACACTGTTCGGCGTGTCCGGTAAGAAGAGCGTGACCGTGACGGCGTGATATAATGGGAGGGTAGCCGGTTGGCTACTCTCTCTCACGGTGTGATGCAGGACAAGGCCCGGAGCGTTATCCACGTGATTGCTCCGGGCCTTGCCATACCGGAGGATAATAATGATCGACGACGCTAACCCTTACGTGGAATCTAATTTTTCTTGGGCGGAATGGACGCCAAACACGACGTTGAAACTCTGCCGCGTGCCATGGGATGCTTCATACCGTGATATCGTGCGGTTTGTTTCACGTGAAACACAGCGGGAATGGTTCGACGAACTGGACGGCGTGGAATGCCGTCCGGCCACCATGCATGTTTTCGGCGCCCCCGTTCGTATCGACATGCCATTTAACCAAGCGTCAAACTATAATTACCTTGTCGCCGTCAATGATTACCCCGAACTGGAATCGCCACGCGCTTGGTATTATTTCATCGAATCCGTGGAATACATTAACGCGCACGCCACACAACTCACGCTTATGCTGGACGTATGGCAAAGTTTCCAGTTTGACGTGAGTTTTGGCAGTTGCTATGTGACGCGCGGCCATATCGGCATCGCCAATGAACGCCAATGGGACGATTACGGGCGTACCACGCTTGCACTGCCGGAGGGACTGGACACCGGCGCGGAAACCGTCGTTACCTCACAGTCATATACGACGCTTATATCCAGCAAGCCCGCGCAGCCCGGGTTTAACTCACCAACCTTGGATTATGGTGTCATTGTCGTGGCTACAACCGATCTTGCGGTGTCGGGCGGTAGTACTGAAAAACCGTCGTTGAAAACCGCGCAAGGCTCACAATTCGAGAATCAATCCAATGGCGCGGGGATTTATTATTTTGACACCGCCGACGATTTCACGCGCGTTATGCAGGCGGGAAGTTCGTACCCGTGGGTCACTCAGGGCATTACGGCGATCTACGCCATTCCCAAAATCAGCGCCGACTATATAGCCGACGCCGGTAGAGAGGTAACGCAATTTTTTGGCAACGACGTGGCCGGCGTGGTTAAAGGGCATGTGTATACGTTTATGTGGGAGGCTAGAAGCGATAACAGGTATGACGATATTGTCTCTATCAAGAATTTTCGCAATAACTTCAATATCCCCAAACGGTATCATAATCTGAAAAAACTACAGTGCTATCCGTATAGCGTCGTGGAATGTTCGTGCCTGAATGGCTCGAATGTCATCTATCGACCCGAAGATATCCAGTCCAATGACTTGGTTATCCGCGAAACGTGGAATTACGCGCCGCCGTCTCCGCGTTTGAACTTTTACCCGGTGAACTACAATACGTCAGGCGCGCGCGCCGTTTCCTCCCCGTCCGGGAACGGTACCGGGCTGCCGATCGATGGCGGGGAAATGCTTAACGTCAGTTTCGGTATCACGAACTTCCCTCAGTTCATGGTGGTGAATAACGGGGCCTCGCTTGCTATGGCGAACAGCGCATACGCTCGCGCATATGCGGAGCAGTCGGCCGGATGGGCGCAGCAGAAAGCGACCATGAGCGCGGCAAACGCATTATCTCAGGCCGGTACGGCGATTCGCACCCAGCAGGAGATGACCCAACTGGGTATCACCAACCGTAACGCGCTGAATGCCATCGCGGCCAACTCGCTTAACCAGTCGTTGGCTATCGGGCAGGCGAACACCAACGCCATGACCGACCTGAACGTATCACAAAACAACGCGCGAACCGCGTGGGGGCTGATTTCCAATGCGGGTAGCGCATTGGCGTCAGGGAGCGTGGCCGGACTGATTGGCGGCGCCGTCGGCGCCGTCGGCGGCATCGTGCAGAACGACATCACCAACAAGGGACTGTACGCGAGTCGTGACATCGCCAACGATACGGCAGCTGCAAACACCGCCAACAGTGTGGCGACCAACGCGGCGCAAACATCGCAGGCGAACACTTACGCGCAACGCGCACAGCAGATTCAGGGCGCGTCCAGCGCTCTGATGGCCGGGCAGAACTATCGGTTGGCCACGCGCTTTGCCGAAGGGGATTATGAGAACTCCATAGCTGGGATCAACGCTCAAGTCCAGCAAATGCAGATGACCCCGCCGACTACGAGCGGTTCGGCGGGCGGCGACTCGTTCAACCTCGCTAACGGTATTATGGGCGTGTTGGTCCGTTTCCGCACGTGCGCCCCCAGCGCGTTGCGTTCGGTTGGCGAATTCATGTTGCGTTTCGGGTATTTTGTCCAGCGTTTCGTCACCCCGCCCGCAAGTTTGCAATGTATGGAGAAATTCACGTACTGGCAGATGCAGGAATGCTATATTAAAGGTACGCTTCCCGAACAGGCGCGGCTAACCATTAAGGGCATGTTCGAGCGTGGTGTGACGGTTTGGAGCAAGCCCGAGTATATCGGCGTGACCGACTGGGCGGACAATGATCCACTTCCGGGCATTGGCTACGAGTGATATAATGGCAGTATGAGCAGGTCTAAAAAGAATCGAGTCGGCGGCGCGTTGCACCCGCGCGGCAATTACGCGAAAACACGCGCCGTCACGCTTGATGACATGTATCTTCATTTGCTGATGGAACTCGCGTTGAACCGTTTCAGTTGGCGCGGATTGCCGCCCACTGTGGACGAACGTTGGCTGGAAATATGTCTGTGCGAATACGGTTGCGCGCTGTTTTTCGAAGACAAACGTATCGGCAGGTTCCTTGTGACTCAGGCGGGCTATCAGGGCAGACTGAACGTGTACAATAATCCGACATGCTTCGAGCCGGTAGGCGTCAACTACCATTACAGGCAACTCAAGGCCGGTTCGGAATGCATCCCCATTTGGGACAATCGAATGCGCGTCGGATTCAAACCGACATTATGGCAGTACGCGCGACGCCTTGCCGATATCGACAAAGCGTACGATGTGAACTTGGAGAGTCTTAAACTGCCGACCATCATAACCGCCGACCCCCGCACCAAGCTCACCGTGCAGAACATGCTTCAGCAACGGCAGGACGGTCAGGACTATATCATAGGATACGATTCGCTTGACCCCGGCAGTATGTTCCAGCCGTGGCCGAACACCACGCCCTATCTGCTGGATAAGTTTATTCAGCAGAAAGCACAGGTGACTAACGAAGTGTTGGGGTATCTCGGCATTCAATCGTCCGGCACGGAAAAAAAGGAACGGCTGATCTCCGACGAAGTTGCGCAGGCCAATGAGAAAACAGACGTGTTCCGCTTGAGTTTCCTCAAGGCGCGGCAGGCTGCGGCGACCGAGATTAACCGATTATGGCCGCAACTGAACGTGTGGGTGGAATACGCGGACGCGCAAAGCTCCGGCGTGCCGAACGCGCTTGATTCAAGCGCAAGCGGTACGACGGATATTGACATGCCAGCATCATACGACGCGGATATCGGAGGTGTATTGTAATGGCACAGGATTTTAGCGCCTACGCGATGACGACGCCGGGGGAGTACACCGAAACCCTCGGTAATCTTATCGCATTCGGCTATGATACCGACGACAAACTGCATCTTAGCGCCGATTATTACCCGATTTACGACGAATCTCATCGCGCGGAATTAAATGAGAAGATTATCCGCCATTACGCGCTTAGGGAGATAGGACAGGAAACCGCGCAGCAGTTCGTTTTCTATCTGGGTATGACAATGGCGGAGATCATGCCCTATTTCAACGAACGCTATCGGACACTGGACATGGAATATGATCCGCTGGACTCCATGGACATGACAACGGACAGTGAGAGCGACAGCGAATCCCAGTCGTCTGGTAGGGCATCCAGTACGCAGGACTCTAACAGCAGCAGTACCAGCAAGTCGGATAATTCCAGCACCACCACGTCAAAGAGTTTCGACAGTGACGTGCCGCAGACCGGCGTCGTGGGCGACTTCGCACGCTACGCGAGCCACGCGAACGAGTCGCAGGCGAACAGCTCCGGCACGGCATCCAGTTCTCAGGATTCAACCAGCCACACCACCGCACAAAGCGCAACCGACTACCAGCATGATTCAAACAATTCCAAGGGCAAGAGCCATGTGACCGGGCGCAGCCAAAGCGCCATGAGCCTGATACAGGAATACCGGAACGCCATCATCAACGTGGACATGGAAATCGTACGGAGCCTTGAGCCGTGTTTCATGCAGGTGTGGGGTTCGTATGATACAATATTCAGCAACTGCCATAACTATGGAGAATGGGAGTGACAATGAGTGCCGTTAATGCACTGGTACCACGGGAACGATTGTTTGACGGAATACCTACATCCGTTCCGTTCACGTATCGGGACGGATTGACCACGTTGCAGTTGATTGAATGTCTACGCCATAATCTCGATACCCTCCAATGTGATTTGAGCAGGTTGGAGGGGGTCACTACTGACCTAGCGGTATCCGTGGACAAAACCCTTGCGGACACCGTGGCGCAGGTCAACAAGTCGATGGACGATTTGCGGGCGGAAATGCTGGCCCTGATTCATGAGATGGAACAACAGGGCGCGGCCACCTCCCCCGTGTATGGCACCACGCAACCGCTCGGGGATGTGCTTGGCGGCATGTACGATAATGCGCGCAATCACGGATTGTTCTGGGGTGATTATGACGACATGCTGTTGACCGCGCAGGAATACGACGGGCTTGGACTCGGCGCACGTGAGTACGATCTGAGGGCCACCGCCGTGGATAATTGCGTCCCCGGTGATTTTCCGGGCCGCCCCCAATTCCCCTACGGGAAATCCATGCCGGAGAACCCCGTGGCGGACATGGCGTTTATCACGCAGTCCGAGGCGGACGCACGCTATGTCGAACGTAATCCAACCGCAGACAATTTCGATAGGAAGGAATAATTGCCATGACTGCGACCAACAAGACAAAAAATTACAACCTCAGCCAGTTTGTCGGCTCCGACCGTCCTACGTGGCTCGGAGATTACAACAGCGATATGTCGAAAATCGACGCGCAGCTGAAGCAGAACGCGGACGACATCGCATCAGCAGCAGCCGGTGGCCTCACTTCGGTAAGCCATACCGCCGACCTTACCGGAAACGGCACATCCGGCTCTCCGCTGGGCGTGGCGAACACCGTCGCAAAGAAGACCGATATCCCGGACGCGAGCAGATTCGCCACCACCTCCGCCCTCACCTCGGGGCTTGCGGGCAAGGTCGATAAAACCGCCTCGCAGCCAAGCACGCTCGGATTGACGGCGGCTGAACTTGATTCGATGTACAAGGACGCGAACGGCATCGTCCGCGTTGGTAACGCCGGCGCCTAGGGAAAAGGAAAATAACAATGTCTACCACACAGCATACCGGACACTACAATCTGCCGACATTTGGCGATAATCCGAATGACCGCCCGTCGTGGCGCGGCGATTTCACCGACGCGATGACGAAAATCGATAATCAGATGTACGCCAACGCCACCAACATCACCACGGCGACGGCGGCGGCGAACAACGCGACCACGGCGGCGGGCGAGGCTAAGACGGCGGCTAGCAACGCCACAAGTCTCGCGCAGACCAACAAGAACGATATTGCCGACTTGAATGGCTATTTCGGTAAGCTCGGCGTCACGTCGGAATCAACCGCGCAGCAGCTTATGGACACCATCAACGGCAAGGCGGAGGATACCGAACTGACCTCGCTTAAGAGCACGGTATCTTCATTGTCCAGCACGGTTAATACCAAGGCGAACACCTCCGACGTGTACACCAAGGGTCAGGCCGACACGACGTTTACTAAGCAGGGCGGATATTCCGGCACCGCGCAGCAGCTGAGCCAGCGTATTCAGGCGCTGGAAGCGACGCCGCAAGATCAGCCGCCAATCTGCCTCTGCATCGGAGACAGTTACGCCAATTCGTCCGAGACCGTCGACCCGGACGGGACGGACGCGACCAAGTGGCCTACGCAGCTCCGCAACATTATCGGCGGCGAGTATCAGGTGAAAAACTATTCCGTGACCGGCGCGGGGTTCAACGTTTCAGGTAAGACGTTCACCGACCAGATTAACAATGCTTACAGCGCTTCGGCCATCGACAACGATAATGTGGCAATAGTCATCATTGGAGGCGGTCGAAACGATATCGGCACCACTCCGCAGATGGAGTCATATGCGGACGCGACGTTCTCCAATGCGCGCGTCAAGTTCCCTAAAGCCCGCATTATCTCCGTGCCTATGCTCTGGCATAATGCAGGTATGGACATGTACGGTCGGCAGAAAGTGGCGGGCGTTGCGGAAGCGGCTGTCAAAAACGGCGTTGAGAACGTTGACTGGGCTTGGACGTGGAATATTGGCAACGATTCTAACTTCCCCAGTGGCAACATTCATCCGAACGCGAACGGTGCGAAGGTCATCGCATCCTATATGGCCTCCGCAATCCGAGGCACTTATACCGGACGCTACGAAGCGGCCACCATCTCTTCATCCAGCGGCCATGTGCATGGCAATATCGTGGCGTCTGGTGGCATGGTTTTCGCCACACTTTGGGGCGAAGATCCAACCACAAATGCCGAACTAAAGGCAGGGCTTACGTTCCCGAGCTGGGCCAGAGTGGTAGAGGGTTCCTCGCCCGACCGGCTCAGGACGTGGGGTGCGGGCCTCACTAACTCCGGCAACGCTATAAGCGGCTGGCTGTTAGTCAACATGAGTCCGGGAACGTCCGGTAGCCCCAGGATCTCCTACTTCGGAGATACTGCCGGAGGTAACAATGGCTGTTTCGTCTGCTACCCGTGGTGAGTGTTTTCGCTTGAAAATCTAATCCATACCCCCGCTCGGTACGCCGGGTGGGGTATACTATTATCATGGACAATACGGCACTATACGCGATGTATGTTATCGGCACGGTGGAAAGCAATTGCGATTGGGGCGCATGCAATTATGTGGACGCCATCACTATGGGCATTATGCAATGGTATGGCAGTCGCGCCCGCGATCTATTGGAACGAGGGCGCACCGCCGACCCGGACGGGTGGAACACGTTCGCCGCGGCGGCTCCCACATTGGCGCAGCAGGTGCAGGCTAATGACATCAACTGGACGGCACGCTACCTATCCACCGCGGAGGGTAATGCGTGGAAAACGTGGGCACAGCGGGACGAAAACCATGCTTTCCAAGAGGCGCAATGGGAGGCGGATTGGAACGGATACCAATTCACTATGACCAATTTCGGTTTTCCCGAAGGGAATGTGAAAGAGCGTATCATGTGGGCGTGCGCTTATCATCAATCCCCCGCGCAGGCGCAGCGTGTGCTTGCATCATGCTCGGCAACCGCCACGCTGGAATTGATTTACACTACGATTTTGGCGGACGGCGTGCTGGGCCAGTACCGTAATCGGTATACGACCGCGTATAATCTACTGAAATCGTGGGACGGCACGAACGCGCCTCCTGATTTTGGTCAGACTTCCGAACCGTCCGACACGCCGGGAGGCGACCAGTCCGGCATCGACGGGAAACCCGCGAGTACCGCGTGGATCCAATTGCAGGGTGATAACCTTATCTACCACAGCGGGGACAGTACCGCCATTTTTGTAAAAGGCGTCGCACAGACATGGGTATACAAGACTTCCGAATCAACCAAGCCGGGCGGCGGTCAGACTGGCGGCGGTTCCAGTTCCGGCAACAGCAGCGAGGATGCGGCGCGAGTCGTGGAATGGCTGCGGTCACGCATCGGCAGATACGCATACTCGCAGGGCGCGGGGCGATTAGATCCCGATTCGAGTGGGTACGGCGATTGCTCCAGTGTATGCTGGCGAGCGTATCAGGACGTGCTGGGCATCGACGTGGGCACATGGACAGGCCAGATGGCAAGCAAGGGCACCCGCGTCTGTGGCAGCTCCGACACATCGGTGTCGGATGCTATCGCCAAGGCGCAAGCAGCCGACCTGCTATTGCTGGACTGGGGCGCGTATACTCAGGCATGGGACCATGTGGAAATGTTCACCGGAGATTCCAAGGACGAAACATTATCGCACGGGGGGCCGGGCAATGGGCCGAATCTGTTCGCCGCGTCGGGTGAAATGAGCATGGCGAGCAGGTGGGAGATACGCCGGTACATCACCGATTAGCGCAACGGTAAACCGGTAGATATCTACCGGTTCATCCATACCTTATGGTATCATGGATAGTATGGAGAAGCTGTTAAGCGAGGGCGATTACTACGGTTATGGGCGCGTGCTGTCCTATCACGCGCCTTGGATGTTCGTCATCGGCGCGCGCGGCCTCGGCAAGACCTATGGTGCTAAAAAACTGGTCATAGGCGACTGGATTAAAAAACGCTGGCAATTCATCTACCTACGCCGAACGGCAGAGGAACAGAAAAACAAAGGGACTTGGTTTGCGGACATTGCAGAGCAATACCCGGAATTAGAGTTTAGGATATCCGGCAATCAAGCCGAATGTCACTGGCTGGATGACAGGGACGCCACCGCAGGCAAGCACGGCAAGAAACGCCCAACATGGCACATCATGGGATATTTTATCGCCCTATCACAGGCCGGACAGGTGAAATCGGTTGCCTACCCCAGAGTACGCACCATTGTCTTCGACGAAATATTCCCCGATAATATGCGATACCTTGGCGGAGAGGTCACGGCGCTTGAGGAATTTTACAACACGGTAGACCGCTGGAATGACAGGGTTCGCGTTATCATGTGCAGCAACGCCGTAACGTTGGCTAATCCGTATTTCAGCGCGTTTAATATCAATCTAAAACCGCAGCTGGATAATCACGTGCAATATCAGCGATATTGCGACGGGTTTATTATGGTGGAATTAGCTGATTACGGCGGATTCAGCGCCAAGGTTGCCACATCCAAATTCGGACAGTTTCTACGCAGATACGACGAAAATTATGCGAATTATGCAATCAATAACGGTTTCAGGGATAACGCCAATGCTCTCATTAGTGATTTCAAGGACGCCGGATATGCGTTCACATTAAGAACCACCGAATACGGTATTTTCAACGTATATCAGCAATTAAGCGACACCGACGAAGTGCTATATATAATCACAAAAAAACAACCGAAAATCACCCGTAATTTCACGTTCGATTATCGACTTGTAGACAATAATTGCATAATGCTCAAGCGCTCCGACGACATGACGCAAAAAATACTGAACGCCTATCGCGTCGGTAGATTACGGTTTGAAACCCCGCAGATTAAAGCGGAGTTTAGCATGATTCTTGGCGGCTTATTACAACAATCAGGCATAAGAAAGTGAGGAATATAATGATGCAAGCGGACATATGGTGCACCATTGCAGCCATGTTTTTCATTAGCATCGACTACGTTACTGGCGTAGTAAAAGCAATCATGCGGGACAATCTGAGTTCGCGAAAGATGCGTGAGGGACTAGGGCACAAGTTCGCCTATCTTATGCTTGTGCTGGTGGCATGGTTCATCGACGAAGTGAACCGGCATATCGACTTAGGACTGCCAATGTCCGTATTTGTCTGCACGGTCGGCGGAGTCTGTCTAATCGAACTCACGTCAATACTCGAAAACGTCACCGAAATCAATCCCGAATTAAAAAACGCGCCATTTATGCGGATTTTCGCTCAATCCACAAGTGGTAAGCACGGGGCGGAATAATGGACGGCGTGAAGTGGATAGGCTCGCCAAACCACTACAGTGGACGAGCCGGACATAAGGTGACACACATCACCCTACATATTATGGCCGGTTTTCTGGCAGGTACCGATAGTGTGTTCTCACGTTCATCCAGTCAGGCGAGCGCACACTACGGCGTCGGAGCCGGTGGCGAAATACATCAATATGTTGACGAAACTAATGGCTCGTGGTCTGATGCCAATTACGAGTCAAACATGTCAACTATCAGCATCGAGCATGAAGGGGGTATAGCGCAAGCGCCATGCACGCAAGCATGTATCGACGCCAGTGCTCGACTTTGCGCCGATATAGCGCAACGTTACGGACTAGGCATGTTATGGCATGACGGGACACGTGGTAACGTATGGCTACATCGAGAAATCAGCGGCACCGACCACGCCACATGTCCAGACCTAGCACCAAACGGGCTACCATACCAGCAAGTGATCGACAAAGCCAACAAGATAATAGGAGGTACAACAATGGCTAGCGCAGGGGATGAAGTTTGGAACTGGGCATACAAGCCAGACGGGAAAAACGCGACACCGGGCGGCAATATGTACAATCTACTTAACTACGAACTGCCGATACGCATTCGGGACAGCATCATGCAATATAACTTCAAAAACACCGCGCCGGGGGGCAACGTTTACAACACTCTTTGCTTTGAAATACCCGGAATGCTGAAACAACTCGCCAAAACAATCGAAGAACAGCAAAAGCAAATCGATGCGCTGACCGAAAAAATCGACAAACTGCAAAAAATCTGACAAATAGCAACAGAGAATAAGTAAAGCCCCTAGGATTACGCCTAGGGGGCTTACTTGTTATATATCAGTCGCCGTTATCGATCGAGATAACATACTTGCGGCACGGACGCCCCTTTTTCGAGAGGCCCTGAGCAACCTCAATATAATCATAATCAAAGCTCAACATTAATTCAATAACCGAAGAGAGAGCAGAGTCAAAAGTGGTAACAGAGTCGTCAATCAAACCATTATCACGAACAGTACCAGTATACACATCTTCAATACCGACTTTATATACATTATCCGGCTCAATCTCGATAACGTAAGCATTAAACTTATTCATTTTTTTCCTTTCCCTAGAAGCGGACAACTACAGTATAACACGCCACAAAAAACAACACACCCAAAACACACAAAAAAACGAAGACAAAACAAGACAAGGAAACGAACACAAAGAGAGCGGAAACGAAAAACACAGAGAACAACGGCAATACAAAAACACACAAAGCAACAGCAATGCAAAACACAGGATAGAGCAGTTGTGGAAAAAGGATAGCTGCTGGGACCCCTCCCCTCCTT